AGAAAAACAGATATGACACCAGAACTGATTAAGGAAATTAAGCAGTGTATTTTAGATGGAAATGATATTAAAACTACAGCCACTATTATATTCAATAATAGTAGTAATATTAGCAAAGAAGAAAAAAAAAGAGGTGTAGAAAATTATATACAAAAGTTTTATAACTGGCATTATGATAATTACTTAAATATTAGCGATAAAATAGAAGGTTGGAAGAGAGATAGGAAGGTATTAATGGCTGATAACAACATAGAAGATATATTAGCACTAGGAATTAGAGATAAAGATAGTTTAAAAGTAGTAGCTGATATGGCTAAGTTTATTAAAGAAACATTAGATAAGAAATACTACAGTAAGCAATTAAATACAGATATAACAAGTAAAGGAGAAAAGATATTAGGCATTAATTATATTAAACCAGATGGCAGAGATAACAATTCAGCCAACACCAAAACAACACCTAGTATACCAGGCTCTAGCGAATAAGAAGATTTCTGATGTATTTTTTGGTGGAGGAGCTGGAGGAGGAAAGACTTGGCTTATTTGTGAGAGCAGATTGGTTAATGCACTAAGATTCCCTGGTTATCGTTCTTATATAGCAAGAGAAGAGCTTAAAAGACTAATGCAATCCACATTCGTTACTTGGGTAAAGGTTTGTAACCACCATAAAGTACCAGAACACCTATGGAAGCTCAATGGACAGTACAATTATATAGAGTTCACTAATGGAAGCAGAATAGACCTATTAGACGCTAAGTTTGCACCAGCAGACCCCTTATATGAGAGATTTGGTTCATTAGAGTATACAGACGGAGCTATTGAGGAAGCTGGAGAAATACACCCATTATTCAGAGATGTAATGAAATCTCGTATCGGAAGACATATGAATAATGTCTTTAAACTACACCCCTTAACACTTATTACAGGAAATCCTAAGAAGAATTGGACTTACTCAGAGTTCTATAAGCCATCTAAGAATGGAACATTACCAGATACTAAGATATTTATACAAGCACTATATAATGATAATAAATATACAGCCGAGAGCTATGGTAATCAATTAAGCCAACTCTCTGATATAAAACTAAAACAAAGACTTATGATGGGTAATTGGGAATATGAAGATGACCCAGACGTATTAATGAATTTTGAAGCAATAAGCGACCTGTTCAGTAATACAGTAGATGAGGAAACTCTGCATATGACAATAGATGTTGCTAGAATGGGAAAGGATAAATCAGTTATTAAAATTTGGAAAGGATTAGTAGTTGTATATATTAAAACAATAAATAAGAGTGGAATAGACCAACTTGAGATAGAATGTCGCAAGTTAGCTAAAGACTGGGGGATACCTTTCTCTAGGATAATAGCAGATGAAGATGGAGTTGGGGGAGGATTGGTTGATAATATGAGAGGTATTAAAGGATTTGTTGGCAATTCAGCACCACTGGAGGAAGCAGGGAAAAAGGTTAATTTTAAGAATCTACGTTCACAATGTTATTACAAGTTAGCTGACTGTGTTAATAATCATAAGATGGCTATAGAGGTTAAAGATGAAGCCATTAGACAAGCTATTACAGAGGAGTTAGAGCAGATTAAGGGAGAAGCTATTGATAGCGACCAAAAACTAAGAGTAATACCAAAGGATAAAATAAAAGAAGTACTAGGAAGAAGTCCTGACTATGCCGATGCATTAATGATGAGAATGTGGTTTGAAATACAACCATCGTTCTCTTACAATTTTAATAAGAATAAACAAAAGAAATATATATGATTTCAGATGAAGTACAAAAAGTAATAACTAATTATGTATCTAGGAGTGTAGAGATTGTTGATAGTAAGTATCAATTCAATCAATACGACACTATTAGAAGGATTTACTTATATGTAAATGACAAGTTCTGGAATAATGTCCCTGAAGACACTATTTTCTGGAACATTTCAACACCAAGAATACCTCACTTTGCTAAGAACATTGATTTAGACACTAAAAACTTAGCACCTATTGGAGTTGGTTCTCTAAGTATGGTTCAAAGTTTTATTTTAAAGACTAAGTTTAAGAAATGGGTAAGAGATAATAATTTAGCAATTCAATTAAATGATATGTCTGACAGTCTAGCTACTTTTGGAAGCACTGTCGTTAAAGTTAATCGTAAAACAAAAGAAGTAGAAGAGTGTGATTTACGTAATCTATACTTTAATCCCACTGTAAAAAGCATAAGAGATGCTAATATTGTAGAAAAACATTATCTAAATGAAACAGAACTAAGAGCTAAGAAAGATGTTTGGGAGAATGTAGAGAAAGTTATTGATAAAGGTATAGATGATGACCCTAAAAAAGATAGTGTTAGAAACTTTGAGATATGGGAATACTCCGGAGAAGTAGAAGTAGAAGGTGAGATGGTTTATAAGCATATTATTGGAAGTGGAGAAGGAGATGATGAAGTTATTCTATTTGAAGAAGAATTAAAGAGAGAAGATTGTCTTTATTATGACTTTCACGCATCTAAATATAAAGGTAGATGGCTAAGAGTAGGAGTAGTAGAAAGATTATTTAAACTACAAGCACAAGCTAATTCAGTTGTTAATCAAAATGCTGAAGCTAGGACTATTGCTTCATTACTGCTACTACAAACATCCAACCCAGATATAGAAGGAAATGTATTAAAACAAGCAGAGAGTGGTGATATTATAAATGATGATACTTTAAAACAAGTAGGATTAGATAATAGAGCCTTTAATGTATTATTAGGAGAACTACAACAGATTGAAATGAAAGCAGATAAACTATGTATGACTCCTGATGTAGTAACTGGTGAGAAACTACCTAGTGGAACTACCTTTAGAGGACAAGCACAGCTAACTAATGCTGCTAAGAGTGCCTTTAAAGACGCACAGGACAGGCTAGGAGCTCAATTAGAGGTATTATTACGCAATGAGATACTACCACAGATTAAAAAAGACTTTAGAAAAGAAGAGATTATAGAGATAGCAGGTAATGAAGAAGATATAGAGCAATTTGATAAGCTAATTTTTAACAGAAAAGTAAAAAGAATGTTAGAAAGATTTAAAGCTGGTGAATTAAAGATTGATAGTGAAGAAGAATTAGCAAAGAAAATATCTGAAATACAAAGACAAGTTACTGAAGAACTAGAACAGAATGGAAGAAAGGTTAGATTAGAGAAGGATTGGCTAGATATAGAGTGGGATATTAAGTTTAACATTACTAATGAAAGTGAAGATAAAGAACAAACTAATAATGCCTACTTTAATGCCATTCAGTTTATGATTTCTAATCCAAACCTGATTAATACTCCAATAATGAAACAATATTTAGAAAACAATGGTATAAGTTGGTGGAGAGTTAAGCCTTCAAGAGTCCAGGAACTACAAGGACAACAACAGGAAGGACAGCAAGCTCCAGGACCAAAACAACCAGATAAATTAATGAGTTTAATTAATAAATAAAAATATGAGAAAAATCAAAATCAAAGACCAACATCTAAAAGATTTAGTAGATAAGAAATACGAAATCTTATTAGAAGGCAAAGCCAATGCCAAAAAAGCTGATAAATTAAGACAACGCAATACTGAACTAGAAGAACAATTAGAGCCAGTAAAGAATAAAATACTAGAGTTAATGAAAAAAGCAGAGAAAGATATATCACTTGGTGAGTTTGAAGTAATATTAACTACCCAGAAAGATAAAAAAGAGTATAGCTTGGTTATAGAAGACCACTTAGAAGCCTTTAAAGAGAACTTTAAAAAACAACAAGAATATGAAAACATTAAACAAAGAAGAGATAAAAAGCACTCTAAAAAGTAAAGGCTGGGAAGATATAGAGCTTTTAATACAAGAAGAAAAGCAGAAGATAAGAGATACAATGGATATAGATGTAGATAATAAGACATCTGCTGATAAAGTAGCTATTAGGGTTCAAGCTAAGAATGAAGCATTTAAAGCATTTGAGAGATTTTTTAAGAGATTAAAGAACATAGAGAGAGAGAACCCACAACGTAAAACACCATTAATATAGGGTAAAAAGTGTACCCTTTAAACACTTATAAGAGTCACAAGAAGACTCAAATAAATCTTATGGAAAACGAAAAAGAGTTAGAGGTCGACTCAAACGACACTCAAGAAGAAAATGAAGATGAAGAATCTTCTGAAGAACAGGAAACTTCACAAGAAAATCCTGAAGAGCTTATAAAACAAATTAAAGAATTGAAAGGACAGAAAGATTATTATCAATCCCAGTATAAGAAAGTAAAAGGTAAACCTAAGACTACCGAATATCTAAGTAGAGATGAAGCTATGTTAATTGCTCAAGGTTATAATGAAAATGACCTAGAAACACTTAACACCATTTCTAAAGGTAAAGGTATTTCTTTGAAAGAGGCAAAAGAAGATTCTCTCTTCAAAGCCTATAAAGGCAATGTAGAAAAAGAAGAGAAGTCTAAAGAGGCTCAATTAGGAGCTTCAGGAGGCTCACCTACTACTGGAAACTCTACTGGAAAACCTAGAGATGACCACAAGAAACATTATGAAGAGTTAAAACAGAAGTATCAGGGATAGATTAATTTTCGTTCTTTCTAAACAAAACATATGGCAATAGGAGCTATTGGAACAAACAACTTCACAGCAGCTAATCTAGCTGAACTAATCCCAGAATTATGGGGTGGCGATAAGATAAATGATTTCTATCGTTCTAAACTAACAGCAGCTAATCATTTTTGGGATGTAAGTGAGTTAGCAGCAGCAGGCGGAGATACTATTAACATTCCTACACTATCTGAAATGAGTGCTAATGATAAGGTTAACAACGCTAAAGTTACTCTTAACAGCACAACTTACGGTTCAACTGTATTATCTATTGATACTCATAAGGAAGTATCTTTCTTAATTGAGAAGAAACAAGCTAAACAAGTATTAGGCAGCTATGAGTTACAAGAAAAAATGATGAGCAACGCTGCTTATACAGTTGCTAGAACATTAGACACTGCTTTACTATCACTTTACGCTGGTCTTTCAACATCAGAGGGTGCTTCAGACGCTGATCTAAGCGACAGTAATATTTTAAGTGCTATTGAAACAGTAAGAAGTGCAGATGTACCTTCAGAAGATTTAGCCTTTTTCTTTAACTCAGCTCAAATTTGGGGTGATTTAATGAAAATTGACAGATATGTAAACTTTGACTACACAACTGATGGAGCAGTAGATTCAGGAGTTAAAGGAGCATTATACGGAATTAAAGTTTATGAAACTAATAACCTAGTTACTACCTCTTCAGGAACAGTAGCTCACGGTTTATTGGCTCATAAAGATGCATTTGTCTTTGCTACTCAAGCTATGGACTTAGATGCTAACTATATGCCTGATTATATGGGTGTACTAGTTACAGCTGATGCATTATTCGGAGTAAAAGAAAATAGAGATGACGCAGCAGTACACATAATTAGTAGTATTGCATAAACAAGGTTTTAGTGGAGGGATTAATTTCCCTCCCTTACCTCTAATCAAAAAATATGAAAACATTTCAATTTACCAACAGACACGGTAAACAAGTCCAAGTAGGGCAAGAACAAGCTGTATTATTATATGGTAATCAATCTTTAAAATTTGATGGAGAATTAGTGGGAACAGTAGAGAAAGTAAAAGTTAAAAACCCAGATGGAACTTATAAGAAAGGTGAGCCAATTAAGAATAAAGATGGTAGTAATCGCAAGAATAATAAAGGAGAATATATAATAGAAGATGGTGTATATGAAAGTAAAAAATCATTTGTACTAGACCCAGAAAGTACACCTAATTCAGAAAGTTCTGACTATAATAGAAAAGGTAATGTAGTAGAACTTAAAAGTGTAATTAAAGGTACACGAGAATCACCTCGTTCATTTCTCAATAAAAACTCTGTAAAATGAAAATAAACTTTGTAGCCAATTCATTTGATGGCAGTTGGATGTATAGATGTTACAACCCTGCTAATAACTCTAAGAATGATTGTAGGCTAGATATAGACCCTTTAACAGAAACTCGTACTCCTAGAACTGATATATTAGACACTGATGTTGTTATATTCCATAGAGCTAAAGATGAAGATAGATTAGAGATGGTTAAAATGCTAAAGGATAGAGGGATAATAGTAGGTTATGATAATGATGATACTTGGAACTTTTGTGATGGACATCCAGCTTTTAATAAAGGTTTAATACCATTAGACCAGCATAAAGCAACACTTAAAGAAGTAGATTTTATTACAGCTAGCACAGATTTTCTTACTAATGAATATAAGGAGTTTAATAATAATGTTTATACTATTCCGAACTTAATTGACTTTGATAAATACCCTAGTCCAGTTAAAGCTAATAACAAAAAGAAACGTATATTGATTACTGGAAGCGTATTATGGTGTAAGGATGGAATTAATTTTGTAAATACTTTAAAAAGGCTATCTAAGAAATATCAATTAGTTATATTTGGTAATTCTCACAGGTTGAAAGGATTAGACGCAGAATATCACCCTTATATTAATCCGATGTATTACCCCCAGAAACTTAAAGACTTGAACATTGACCTTTGTATAATACCTAGAGAAGAAAATTATTTTAATAAATGTAAAAGTGCTTGTAAGTATTTAGAAATGGCAGCTTCTAAAATACCAGTAGTAGCTCAGAGTTTTTCTACTAAAGATAGTCCTTATGATTTGGTGGCGAAAGAGAAAGCTCCTATTGTATTAGCAACTTATGACTGGGAAGAAAAAATAGAACAAGCATTAGAAAAAGCAGAAGATGGTTATGACTGGGTATATAAAAATTACAACGCTAAAGACAACAAGTTTGATAAGATAGTTAATCAATTCCAAGGTTTAAAATAAAAGAAGTGGTGTGATACATCAACTTTATATCAAACACCTCTATATGAGCCACACACAGCCAAATTTGGCACAATTAAACAATATACTATGAAATATTCAGACGAAACTAACTTACAAGGACTAATTCAGGACATTACTTTCTGGACTGGTGCTGATACAAGTGAATATCCTTTAGCAGAAAGAAATAGAAATATCAATCAATGGTATTTACAAACTGCTGCTTGGATATTTGAAGCTGATGGTAGATGGCAATGGGATGACGCTAATCAAACTAATAGACCCTGTGCTACTACTAATCTTGTTAGTGGACAAAAAGGCTACCAAGTATTAACTGCTAGCCCTAGTTCAGGAAAGGACTGGTTACAAGTAGATAGAGTAGAACTAACAGATGAGAATGATAATGAATATAAATTACATCCTTTAGACCAAAACGATACAGGTAGTGCTTTAGATGAGTTTATGGAAACAAATGGGACACCTAGATACTATGATTTTAGAGGTAATTCTATATATCTATACCCAGCTAGCGATTATGATAAAGATGCTGGATTAAGTATTTACTTTAAAAGGTCGCCCTTACAATTTGAAAGCACTGATACGACTAAGCAACCAGGATTTGCTAGCCCTTATCATCGTATATTAAGTTTAGGAGCAAGTTATGACTTTGCTTTATCTAAAGGACTTAAAAATACAAATTCAATTAGACAAGAATTAGAAATATTAAAAAAAGGTTTAAAAGACTTTTATCGTAATAGAGATAAATACGAAAAACTACAATTAAAAAGAGTTTATAAATCTTATAAATAATTAATTAAAGTAAAATATACTAAAATAATAAAATATTAATAACTATCAATGCTTTTTTTAGGGTATATAGTATAAAAAAATGTCCGTAAGTTTAACAAAATTTGAGGAATTTGCCTTAAATATTGGAAGTAAAGTTTTTAACCTAGCTACTGACCAAATAAAAGTAGTTTTAACTAATACGCTTCCTACAGCAGCAACTGATAGTGTCTATGCAGACATTACAGCACCTATCGCAGGAACTAATTTAAGTGGAGCAACTCCATTTAATGTAACAACCACTTCTTTTTTACAAACAAGTGGAACTGCTAAGTTAATCTTAGAAGATTTAACTCTTACAGCCACAGGAGAAGTAGGACCATTCCAATACATTGTTCTGTATTCCGATACAGCAACTAATGATGAATTGATTGGCTTTTACGACAATGGTTCAGCAGTTACTTTACAAGCAGACGACACCTATCGGATTGATTTTGATGCAGCAAATGGTTGTCTAACAATTGCTTAACAACTTAACTCTATCCTTTTATGAGGATGGGGATTAGGTTATTAAATACAAGATATGTACGATATTTATTTGTGGTCAACTAATACAAACCCTTGGCAAGAAGCATTGCCTTGGCAGTTTAAGAATGGTTGGCAAGTAATTGGAGCAGTTACCAGTTATACAATCACTGGTATTAACATCATTTTAACAAGACTAATAAATCTTGTTACTTCTGTTACTTCATATACAATAACAGGAATAAACGTCTTATTTGAAAAACTTAAAATATTAATTACTTCTGTTACCAACTATGCTATTACAGGTGTTAATGTAAATATATTAAGACCAATAAGAAATCTATATGCTTCTGTAACAGATTATGTTATAGGCTCAACTGGTATTGGACTTTATAAAGGCTGGGGTTTGTTATGTGAGTCAGCTAGTTATTTAATTACAGCTTCAGAAACTATATTTACTAGACTTATAAATCTCTTAGCTTCAGTTACAGCATATTCAATAACAGGTGTTAATGTAACATTCACTAAGTTAATAACTTTACTAACTGAACAGGTTGCTTACTTAATAACTGGTGTTAATGTAACTTTCAATAAAATACTTAACTTATTATTATCTGTCGGTGAATATACTATTACAGGCATAGACGCAACATTTAACAGACTAATAAATATAATAACTTCTGTTACTGCTTATACTATTACTGGAATAGACATAAACTTACTTAGACCTATTAGAAATATGGCAGTTGGTGTCGCAACTTACTTAATAACTACTTTACCAGTAACATTTAAGGGGAAAGGTAGTTGGTTATGGACTAATTTAAGTAAAATAACATCTATATTTACTAATAAATCTAAAAACAGTTCAATATTTAGCAATAAATCTAAAAACAGTTCAACTTGGACTAATAAAGAATAACAATATGAGTATAATCGGAACACTATTAAACACT